AGGCAGAGTAAAGAAGTCAGGTGCAAGTTGTAACGGTTCTGTTACAAGTTTAAGAGCAAAAGCAAAGAAGGCATCAGGTGAGAAAGCAAAGATGTATCACTGGTGTGCCAACATGAAGTCGGGCCGTAAAAAAAAATAATAATTAACTCTGTATGAGTTACATTTTATCACTGGGATTCAAATCTATAATCTACAAAGAACCAGCAATCGTGAGAATATATATCGATGACAGGTTTGTGGATGAATTCACTGTAGAGCCCCCAAGAGTGTGTTCAGAGGACAACCATTCACTTTGGTCTGATATACGTGATAAATTTTGGATTAAAAATTATAGTAAATTAGACCATGCTCAAAAATCCAAAAAATTTCCCACACTTAATACAAATGATTTCTTTAATGAAGATTTAATTTTTAAAACAATAGAATTGGACAGTAGCGTTATTGATAACACAAACAAACACAAACTGAGACTTGAAATAATAAATGCAAACAACAACTACACCAATGGTTTCATGACAAAAAGCACCTTGGTTGGATTGTACATAGCACACTTGGTTCCTAAACAAATTCTTAAAGAACCTATTAACTTCATTAATAAATTCCAAGATAGTAAAATGAAAATTAAGTCCACACAGTCTGGAGTTGGTGAAATAAAATCTTACTACAAATATGATAACAGATCAGTCTTTTTTGAAATTATTGGGAACAACCTCACAAGTAATGATCATGATGCACCTAGAACAGCAGAACCTTTTGGCGGGTGGAACACTCTTACATACTACAACAACTACACAAAAGCAAACGAACGTATATTAAGTACAGAGTGGGTTGGTAGTAGAGGTTATTGGGATTTACCTTTTGAAACAGAATGGATCACAGCACAAAAAAGCACTTCTGAGTTTGGAAAATACGATTTAACTGATGATTTATTATATTTTATTGCCCATAAATATAAACAATATGAAAATTAATGAAATAGTCACACATAAGAAATTAGGTGAACAGGCCACAGCAGGTGCCACAAGTGCCGGTAACATAGCCACATTAAGCAATCCACACGTTGCGGCAGGCCCAGACAGATTTAAGAAGTCATACACAGGATCACCAGGCAAGTCTGGAACCAAAGCACCAAAATTGCCAAAAATAGTTCAACCTAAAAAACCAGATGGCACTGCCAAAGGAGCACATAATTTGGCAGGAGTAAGTTTATTTGGTGGGCCAGGATATGTAAGAAGATAATGAAAACCAAAATTAAGAATTTGTTAATAAACACAGTGAAAAGTTTAGTAGGTAAAAAAATTAAAACTCCTTCTCTAGACGCAATAAAAAAAAGTAACAGAATATTTTATAAAAATGCAAAAAAAAAATAAAACATATTGTCAAAATTGTGGTTGCGAGAGTCATTGCGGTGTTTCTTGTAATAGAACAGAAGAGAACTATCCTATAGATGGTGGCAAAAAATACGAAATTGAAGTATGTAAGCAGTGCAGATGTCAATTATGCACCTAAATGAAAGTGAATAAATACAATTATGCATATTAACGAAATTAACATGCCAGTACAACCAGACACATACGAAGCAAGTATGGCGTTAAGCCAATTACTTAAAATTGGTCAACATTCAATCAAACTACACAACCTAATCAAAAACGATCAAGAAATGGAGTCTTGGGTAGCTAAGAAAATTGACCTAGCCGGCGACTACGTGAAAAAAGTATACAATTATACACACAGTGTAAAAGCAGGTATGTATGAAGACAAAGAGTGTCCACCAGGTCAGTACTACTGCAAGGTGTCAGGCAAGTGCAAACCTATACAGGAAGATGCAGGCGAAGGACACATGAGCAAAAGCACATTGTACCACACTGCCAAGTATGCAATAGCACTTATGCAGTTGATCAAAAAAGGCGATGACCTAGAGGGTTGGGTGCAGAGCAAACTTAACAAGGCGGCGGATTACTTACAAGGTGCATACAACTATGAAGAATATCAAAAACTAAATCCATACAGAGAAGATCTTGATGGAAACATTTTAGATAAGCACAGTGAAATACTTAAAAAACACATAGATGAAATACTAGACAGAGAAACTAAACTAGATGACACAGACACCAAACCAGGCATGATGAGAATACTTGGCAAAAAAGTAAACGAAGTTGAAAAGAAAATGGCAAGAGAATACAAAACTATGAAAAAGCCAAGAACAATAGAAGATTACAAAGCAATGATGAAGGCCGTACAGGACGTAGAGAAAATGCCACAAATAATGAAAGACCCGGAAATGAAAGCAAAAGTTAAACAAAGAAAAATGCAATTACAAAAAGATATGCCAGTGTTAGATAAAGAGTTTGATGACCAACCTAGAGATAGAGGACAAAGACTAGACGTTGGTGAAGACAAATATGAATTCCGAGGCAATCCTTTTCCTATACTGGGCAAAGCAGAAAGTTATTTGAACTATGGCTCAGACATGGCTAAGGCAATTTTAAACAACAGTGATCAATTACAAGCAATGGCCAAAACGTATTTGGATAGAGTGCCTAGTTTCGTTGACACAGAAATGAAAGAAATATTTCCAAGAAGTGAAAATGCAAACGAATATGCTGACAAGCCAAGACAAATGAAAGATCCTAGTAAAGAAGTTATGATGCAAAAAGATGGTAAGGTTATAGTGGTAGATAAAGACAAGGAAAAAGAATACATGTCTAAAGGCTACGAACTTGCAGAAACACTAGATGAAGGAGTCAAAGACTGGGCAAGAAACCTAGCGGCGGCGGGCATAATTGTAGGAGCAGTTGCAGGACTGGGATCTATAAACAATGCAATAGACAATTCAGTACCAGCAATTCAAGCCATGAACACAGCGTTAGAACTAGCACAGGATCAGGGCAATACAGATTTAGCGGACATGATCAAGAAGGATATCAGAGATGCAAAATTAAGGCTGGACATTGGTAAAGATCTAAATCAAGTCAAGTATCTACAAGACAAATACAGTAAGTTCATGCCAACTGAAGGGTTGGCTTATGAATCAAAACTGGCCGTGCTGTTAAATCAACATCTTAAATAAAATTACAAATTTTAATAAATAATCATATGGCATCAAAGAAATCAGAAGATACAAGTTTTGCAAACCTAGTAGCTCGTCTAAATCAGATGAGCAATCTAACTCCTGCTCAAGAAAGAGCTTCTCTAATGGAGGCCGCTAGCAATGAGCCAAGAATATTAGATCAAAAAGAAGTGTCTTTGGCGGATATTGCCAAACTTGCTGGTATTAAAGAGTATCAAGAACCTGTAAAAGTTTCTAAAAAAGCTGAACAGTTGGTTGAAACAATCACCAAAGCACCAACCGAAGAGTCAATTATTACAAAAGCCATTGCAGAGTCAGACGCTGACGATTCAATAGCAACAAGTATTAAAAAAGACGTCACAGAAGAAGTAAAAAGATTAGACAAGATTACAGAATTAGAAACACAACTGGCACAATTAAAAGCACAAGAAAAACAAGAAGCAACTCTAGATGATAAAACTTTTAGAGAAACTTTTGTAAATGAAATTACATCTTATGTCAAAGAAGCAGATGCTAGTGAATTAGCAGAACTTTATAATTCATTTTCTGCTAACGAAGTAGAAGTTAGAGAAGATACATTCTTAATCAAAACTCCAGAAACTAAAGAAATAATCGCTGACGCCGAAAAAGCAGAAGTCAAAGATGATGAAGTTGTACAAGAACAACCGGCAGAAGAAGCATCTGGTCATGAAGGTGGCGCAGAAGCACACGGTCATGAAATTACATTAGGTGGAGACTTTACTCAAGAAGAACCAGTGTCTGATGAACAAGCAGAAATGGTTAAAAAAATATTAGCAGATGCTGGAATCACAGCAGACGTTCATCCAGCAGAAAATAAATTTGACAAAGTTCATGTAGCAACTATGTCTGACAAGGAAGCTGTAATCAAAGCACTAGGTGATGCAGTTGATGAAACAGCAGGAATTAAATTTACTAACGATCTATCAGAAAGTAAGTAAAATGAAAATAACCGAAGTTGTAGGAATTACTGAACAGGAATTCGAACAACTAGCAGAGAAAAAAGACGCCTGCTATCACAAAGTAAAATCAAGATATAAAGTTTGGCCTTCAGCCTATGCCTCTGGTGCTCTAGTTCAGTGTCGTAAAAAGGGTGCGGCCAATTGGGGTAACAAAAGCAAAAAATGAGAATCACAGACGTAATCACAGAAAAGTGTTGGAAAGGCTACATGAAAAAGGGCATGAAGACCATGTTCGGCAAACGTGTGCCTAACTGTGTCAAAAAAGAAGATGTAGACTTCTGTGTCAACTGTGGCGAATTGGTTTTCGCAGAATCACTGAACGAGAATCTAAAAAAATGGTTCAAGGATAAATGGGTACGTTTTGGTCCAGATGGAAAAATTAGAGGCGATTGTGCTAGAGGTTCTAGCAAAGAAGGCAAGCCTAAATGTTTGCCAAGAAGTAAAGCAAACGCATTGGGCAAAAAAGGAAGAAAGTCCGCGGCAAGCAGAAAACGTAGAGAAGATCCAAGCAAGAACAGACGTGGTAAAGCCAAGAACGTCGCCACTAAGAAGAAAAAATAAATACTAACCATGACTATACCAACAAATTTTAAAGATTACTACAAAAAAATAAGTGATCTCAATCCAAGAGGTCATATCAGCTCTAGAGAACAGATTGCTTCTCCTACATCTGCTGGTTCACGTGGACTAAAAAAATTAGATATGTTTACAAACAGTCCGAATCAACTGATGAAAGGTAATACATCAGACCCAACGATTGCTAGTAAGAACATACCTGTTAATACATATAAAAAATAATTGCTATTTTAGTCTTCTTGCAGTATAATATATAAAAAGGAGAAAATTAATGTCAGTAAGAAACTTCAACGACGCAGAAAAACAAAAAATAATACAAATTATTAATCAAGGATCACAGGTACTTGGTGAAGTAGATGATTTAAAATCAGGACTCAAGGACACAGTGAAAGCACTTGCAGAAGAACTTGAACTAAAACCAGCTATAATCAACAAAGCCGTAGCGATTGCACACAAAGACAATTATAAAGGTGTATCAGATGATATGGATCTATTGGATTCTATCCTAACTGCCGCAGGCAAGATCTAGTGTACAATCTAATAAAGGTTTTTTGGTTAACAAGTTATAGAACAGACAAAACCGCTTTTTACTACGAACTAGTTTCGGTAGTATTCACAATAGTAGGATCTTGTATCTTGACTTTTACCTCACCAGAGCCTAATATGCAATATGTGTTTCCGATATATCTAGTTGGATCAGTTACACTTGCAGTGGGATCATATAGAAGAAGAATCATATGGACCACTGTATTGGCATCATGGTTTACAATAATGAATGTAATAGGTAATATAAAAGTATTTTTTTAAATGAACAAAATTAAAAATAACATAAGTGATTTTTATAGATGGGTAAAAGGATCGGAACTGGTCGAACTGGATGACATTGATGTATCAGAAGATCCAGTAAGACCTGAATTAACCTTGGGCTGGCGTATAGTAAATGGCAGAAAAATATTTGGTTTGAAGTTTAAAGAACAAATAGAAGGAATTATTTGTGTTGCGTTTACTTACGACATCCCAACTACTGTAAAGGAACTAGATATGATGAGCGAACTTGCCCACTTAAAAGATCAAAAGAAAATTGCAATAGCATACACAGTATGGAGTAGAAAGAAAGGCGCAGGAAAAGAGATAATCAATAAAGTTTTAGAATATGCAAAAAAAAACAATGTAGAAAGAGTTGTAACATTGTCACCATTAAATCCAATGGCAACACATTTCCACATAAGAAACGGTGCAAAACAAGTTTCTATAAACCAATCAACTCAAAACTTTGAATATAAACTATGAGTTACATAGATGCATTTTACAAGAGAGAACAAGATAAAGTTTACGTTGTAGAACGTGACTCAAAAGGTCAAAGGAAATTTATTGAATATGATGCACGTTATCTTTTTTACTACCCAGATGCTCGAGGCAAACACAGAAGCATATTCGGAGAAACTTTGCAAAAAGTTCAATGCAGTAGTTGGAAAGAATTTATTAAGGAACAAAGAATAAGATCTAACAAAAAACTATATGAGCAGGATATTAATCCTATATTTCGTTGTTTGGAAGAGAACTATCTAGGAAAAAATGCTCCAAAATTAAATGTAGTGTTCTTTGATATCGAAGTAGACTTTGATCCAGAGCGTGGATATTCTACCACAGATGATCCATTCATGCCTATCACCGCAATCACTTGCCATTTAAGTTGGACTGATCAACTGGTGACTTTTGCTGTGCCACCTAAGACACTAAACATGGCAGGTGCAAAATTAGCAACAGAACGTTTTGATAATGTAATGTTGTTTGAAAAAGAGAAAGACATGCTTGACGCTTTCCTAACACTGATCGATGACGCTGATATACTATCAGGGTGGAATTCAGAAGGATATGATATACCTTACACCGTGGGCAGAATACAAAAAGTATTAAGTTCTGACGACACACGTAGACTGTGTTTTTGGGGTGAAAAGCCAAAAAAAAGAATATTTGAAAAATATGGTAGAGAACAGTTATCATATGATTTAATTGGTCGAGTACACTTGGATCTTTTAGAACTTTATAGAAAATACACGTACGAAGAAAGACACACCTACAGATTAGATGCTATCGGCGAACATGAATTAAATGAAAAGAAAACTGTGTATGAAGGATCTCTAGATTCTCTATACAATAATGATTTTGGATTGTTCATAGAGTATAACAGACAGGATACTGCACTGTTGGCTAAACTAGAAAGAAAATTAAAATTTATAGAACTTGCAAATGAAATTGCACATCAAAACACTGTGCTACTACAGACCACAATGGGTGCTGTGGCAGTCACAGAACAAGCCATAGTGAACGAAGCACACAGACGTGGTATGATTGTGCCAGGCAGAGTCAAGAGAGCAGAAGGCGAATCTGTGACAGCGGCAGGAGCCTATGTAGCAATACCGAAAAAAGGATTACATGATTGGATTGGCAGTTGTGATATTAATTCATTGTATCCGGCAGTAATTCGTTCTCTTAACATGGGACCAGAATCAATTGTGGGACAAATACGTCCAGTTATAACATCAGCTGAAGTCAATCGTGCTATACATCAAAAAAAATCTTTTGCATCAGCTTGGGATAATCAATTCGGCAGTTGGGAATATGAAGCGGTAATGAAGCAGGACAAGGCTACAGAAATTATTGTGGATTGGTCAGATAATACTTCTGTAAAAATGTCAGCGGCACAACTGTATGATTTAGTATTTGAGGGCAATAATCAATGGATGCTATCTGCGAATGGCACTATTTTTACATATGAGTTTGAAGCAATTATTCCAGGACTGCTAAAAAGATGGTATGCTGAAAGACAAGAGATGCAAAAAAAAATGCAAGATTGTGGAGACAATGAGATTGAAAGAGAATTCTGGGATAAAAGACAGCTGGTTAAAAAAATTAATTTAAACAGTTTATATGGAGCAATCTTAAATCCAGGTTGCCGTTTCTTTGATCTTCGTATTGGACAGTCTGTTACACTCACTGGTAGATGTATTACAAAACACATGGCGGCAAAAGTAAATGAAACTATTACTGGAAATTATGATCATCGTGGAGATTCTGTGATATATGGAGATACAGATTCTGTGTATTTCTCAGCGTTTAAATCTTTACAAAAAGAAATACAATCAGGAACTATCCCGTGGGAAAGAGAAAATGTTATTGCTTTGTATGACAAGATTGCACAAGAAGTAAACGGATCGTTTACAGGCTTTATGACCCGGTCATTTCATTGTCCAAAAACTCGAGGAGATGTAATTGCGGCAGGTAGAGAATTGATAGCATCAAAGGGACTGTTTATCACAAAGAAAAGATATGCAGTGTTGTATTTTGACAAAGAAGGTAACAGAGCAGATACCGCAGGATCACCAGGCAAAATGAAAGCAATGGGTTTAGATCTAAAAA